ATTATAAAATACATTGAATTATTTTATAATCATCGAAGAATTCAAAAGGGTTTGGGTTTTAAGACACCAAATCAAATGGCCGAAGACTTTTATAAGTTGGCTGCCTAGAATCTCCCAAGGGAAAGTCTCCTGATAATTCAGCGTATATCACTTTGCTAAATAATCTTTATGGCAATATAACTTTACCAAACTATCAAAATAGTAATTATCAGGTTCATCAAAGATTACTTGTTTATCTGATTTAACTATAAATCTGGAAAAACCTGCATAAGCACCCCATGAGTTTTTGGCATTTACCTCACCACAATTTTTAATAACATTTCTAAATTTCGCAGAATCACCATCTTTAAGATAATAACGAACAGCATCCTCAACTTTTTTAAGTTCAGCTTGTTCTTTTAATTTTCTCTCTTGTTCTTGTTTAATTTTAAGTGCCTGTTCTTGAGCCTGCTTTTCTTTTGCAATATCTTCTGCCGATTTACCACAACCAACTAATATCAAGGAAAATAAAAATATTCCTATTATTTTTTTCACAGTTTACCCCCTCTTTATTAGAAGCTAGACTATAACGAGATTACAAAACTTTACGCAAGTAAGAATTTATAAAGAATATATAAAATTCTACTTCTGCTGTGTTTGTTATCTATTAATTGCTTCTTCTTTCTGACTCATTCAAGCTTAATAAAATGAAAATTTAAATACTTCTTTACCAATTAAATTCAAGTTGGTTATATAGCTGAAATGATATTTAATTTCAGCCATATTAAAACTAAGCTTTTGAAAATATTATTTTTTATATTTAATACAATTTGGGTTTAGCTTGTTAATTTTGTTATAGTGAAATTTCAGCATTATCGTGTCACTAGCAGCTTCTTCTAAAACTAGTTGATTATCGGTGATACTTATAATTCTTAATGCTTGCTCGAACTCCCCCTGTTCATTATACAACTCAATTTGATTTTGCTTATTAATTTTAAAGTTCGATTTTTCAATACTATCTACAGTATAAAGACCCGTTTCAAAATCACATTGCACAGGATGTAAAGTAGCTGTATTTCCTGAAAACTCAACTAAGTTGGCAATTCCATTATTAAGCGGATGCATTGCCCATATACCTTGTAAATCTTTGGGAGTGTAGCCAAAGCTATTAGCACTAAACATTGACATGCTGATTAAAAGAAATGAAGTAAGGGATTTTTTTAATAAAGTTAATTTCATATTGATATGACCTAATTTAATCATTTTTGCCTAGGAATTTTAGATATTACAAGATATTTATATAATCTTTATTTCGTTAGCTTTTTAAAGTACTGCACTATTCTAACTTCTATAGATCTTTTCTAAAAATAATAGTTTTTGATTTTGCTCTATTTTTTACACAAAACCTTTTCCTAGTTTTAGGAGAAGTTAAAAATTATCTTCTTATATTGCTTATAACTTGAATTATTTAAATCTTAAAAAGAAAAAACCCCGAAACTTTCGTTTCAGGGCTTTTCACGAATCTTGGTGATGGCGGGAGTTGAACCCGAAACAATCAAACACTATCAAATACAATTAAATTACTGATACTAGAAATCAATAACTTACATCCCCTAGCTTGAATTGTATTTTACTGTTTATAAGAGGTGCCTGTCAAAAAACCTGTCATGACCAACTTCTATTAATTCACTTTTGCATGCTTAGAGTTGGGGAATTTCCGACCAAATGCAACCACTCTAGCGTCTTTATTTGTCGTGTCTCTGATTTACAAAGATTTTTATGATTTGAATTTTTGAAATCTCATCTCTACCATTAACTTGAATTTGTAACGTAATCAATTTATGAGATGAAACCGCGTGTTTTTTGCTTGGTTGATGTAAACAATTGCTATGCAAGTATAGAACGTTTCTTCAACCCTCAATTAATTAATAAACCCGTCATTGTGCTTTCCAACAATGACGGTTGCGCTGTTGCACGTTCTCAAGAAGCCAAAGCAATTGGCATCAAAATGGGCGACCCTTTATTTAAAATTATTGATTTAGTTAAAAGACATAATGTCGCTGTACTCTCCAGCAATTATCCCGTCTACGCTGAAATGAGTCGCAGATTCCACGCAATATTAAAACAGTTTGTAGCACCTCATGAGCATGAGACGTACAGCATTGATGAAGCGTTTCTGGAACTGACAGCATACAGACAGAACTATGATTTAGATGCTTATGCCCGTCTCATGAAAAATCGTATATGGCAGTGGATCGGCCTCCCAGTGTGCATTGGAATAGGCCGAAGTAAAACTGAAGCAAAAATGGCAAATCACCTTGCGAAGACTTACAAAACATTTGATGGTGTATGCAATCTAACAACCTTTGAAACCAACATAAGAGATTTACTTTACAAACAAACTCACGTATCAGAAGTATGGGGAGTTGGTAGACAGCATTCCAAGAAACTGGAGGCAATGGGGATTAGCAAGGTCTATGATTTGATGATGGCTAACCCCTACCATATTGAATCATTATTTAGTGTTGTTATGAAGCGTACAGTGCTGGAGCTTAACGGTATTGCATGCATTGAAATTGAAGACACCCCACCTTCACGCAAACAAATCATTTCATCACGTGCATTTAAGCAAAAAATAACTGAAAAGGATGACTTAAAAGAAGCCATTGCGCGAAGGACTCAAGAAGCATTTACACGAATAAGAAAGGATCAGGCGTTATGCGGCTGCATCATCGGCTTTGCTCACTCAAGCCCATTTGATGTAAATAAGCCATTCTATAAAAAAGAATTTTCTCAACCCTTTGCGGTGCCAACAGATGACGTTAGAAAGCTAGTAAAAGCGACCACCAGAATGATTGATTACATTTATAAAGCTGGTGTGGATTTCAAAAAATGCGGGGTTGTTTTGACTGCACTGGAGAGCAAACAAACTTATACGTATGATTTATTAACTGATTATAGTGACTTAGAAAAAACTGAAAATTTGATGCAGGCGATTGAAGGGATTCAAGGGAAATTCGGAAAATTTAAACTAGGCTTTGGCGGGAGCATGTATCAAAATCGGTCTTGGTCGATGTCTCAAAACCTAAAATCTAATAATTATTTTACGTGGGAAGGGATGCTAACCATTTCTAAATAGTATATTTATATTAAAATTTTAACTTTTGAAAATAAATGAGACATACATGACTAAAAATACTGGGAAAGATTACGAGTTTTTTACTGGGAAACTTTATACTGCAATCCTAGCCTCAGAAGAAATGGGACTAGGATTACAGAAAAACGTAAATGTTGAAGTCAATAAAATACTAGAAGATAGTTTTGGGAATAAAAGACAATTTGATATTTATTGGGAATTTGAAATCGGAGGAATTAAACATAAAGTAGTTATTGAGTGTAAAGATTACTCAAGTAATGTTTCTGTCGATATTGTAGATAGTCTAATCGGTAAGCTTAGAGATTTCCCTAACATACGTGGTCTTATTGCTACCAAGAAAGGATATCAATCAGGTGCCGAAAGTAAAGCAGCAGCTAACGGAATCGAATTACTCCGAGTTAGAGAACAAAATGATAGTGATTGGATTGATGAAAATGGCGATCCTTTAATTAAAGAAGTACATATCAATATGGTTTTAAATTCACCAATTGAAGTTACCTCACTAACCATTTTGTATCCGGAACACAAAAAAGAAGAAGCATCAAAAGTACACCAATGCCAAAACAATGAGATATTTATTACCAATCATGAGAATAACACAAGTTACTCGCTTTTAGATTTACAGGAGTCACTTATAAATAAACATGAAAATGAGCATGGAGAATTTACACACAAAGAAATCTTTAATGGTGAAATTAATTACCCAAATGGTAGTTCCGAAATTAAAGGTTTCATTATGGAATACAAAATAGCACCTCCTTATGAGGAAACTATTGTTATCGATATTGCAAAAGAATTAGAAGGGGTTGTTGAGTATCTAAGCCAAGGGAAAAAGGTAAAAGTGTTTTCAAATGGTTTAATTAAAATTAGCTAAATAAAAGCCCTCACTTGAGGGCTTTTCCTATTTCTATCCAAGCATCTACCTTAGCAGAACATTCATTCCCCTTCGCTAGCGTATCAATAATCCATGGAGTGATAACTTTACCCGTACCATCTTCAAGCTTATTAAATCGCTCACAAGGCTGCATTAAATTAGCTGGTACGTTCGGCTTCAATAAGACTGTTGATCTGGTACACCCCGTCAGAATCAATACAGCGATTGAGATAAACAGGACGCTCAATGATCTTTTGCACTTCACGTTCAACATACTCGACTTTTGTACGTTGTTCTGATTTAAGCTTTTCATAGTCTGCGCTCACTTGGTTAAATTCGTCTTGTGCCTCAGCAAGCGCTTTTACTTGCTTACGCTCAATATCTTGTATTTGCGCCAAGCATTGCTGATCTGCTTGATTTATTTTGCCTGATAAGTGGTTTGTGTACGCTATTTGAATTAGGTACAGAATTGACAAAACGATGATCAAAGACCATCGCTTATTATTTAAAATCCAATTCATGAGTTTTCACCTATGCACTTTTGATGACGCTCAAGCTGCCTAGTCCACACGCCATAACAATTATTTTTACGGATGCTGCAATCTCGCTTTGCAACATATTTCCACTTAAGCAATGCATCGCATGCCTGTCGGGGCTTATTCGCTAAAAGTAGCCTTCGCATAGATGAGCCAGACCAAGCCGATTGACCATATTGATAAATAAAGTCCAAATAGACTTCATATTCAGTTTGAGTCAGCTTCACGTTTGGCAAAGATTTCTTTAAAAATGCTTCATCCTTACTTACGTGATAACGCAGCCATTTATCAGCGGTATCTCGGCTAATTGGTGGATCGGTCATTTTGACTTTTTGGCCGTTAGGTTTAACGGTAGTGCCATGACCCTGTGTAGGAACATCGCCAGCCACAGGAATAACGGGACTAGACGTGTACCCTTCTTTCATTTTTAAAGGCACAAAAAAAGCAGCCGAAGCTGCTATAAGTACCACCGCAATTTTAGTCTTGTTTGTCATGACTATCTTCACCCATTAATTTCTTTTGTAGTTCTTCATCACGCTGATCTTTGCGATAAGCCGCAATAGCTTGAACAATAAAACCAAGTACAGCACATACCCCACCTAAGACCGCCATCCATTCCGTCGTTGAAAGACCGCCGACTAATGCCATCGTACCCCCTGCTACATTTGTTGCTAAACCATAAGTTGCTGTGCTTGTTGTTGATGCTGGTTCTGCCATGACCCATTTCTCCAGAATTTAAGCCATAAAAAAGCCCTAAACAGAAGTTAGGGCTTTAATATTTATAAAAAAACTATAAGTTATAGCTCGCATTAATCGCATTCATGTCAGCAGCTAATGCATTAACATAAGCAACAAGTTCTGTTTGTGTTAACGCTTTATTATGAATTGCAGATAAGGCAACTTTTGAATGATTGTTAACATTAGCTGCATAATTACCCATTGTGAGTGAACCACCAATACAAAATGCTTGTAGTTCCGCTTGCAAATCTGCGTAGCCTGTTACAGTGATTTGATTTGAAATAGCGCCTTTTTTTCTACTCACAAAGCTATAGCTGCCACTATTACGAGAAACAGCTAGAATGGACCATGTATTCAATTCTCCATTTAATGGTGTATTTGCCATAGCAGATTGACTGACATTAGGGTAATAACCAGCCGCATGTGTCAAAGATAGGCCGCCAGCCTTACCAGACGTAGCAATTGTTTCCGATAAGAAATTTGATAACGCAAGGTGTGACCCTGCACTTATGAGCGGCATTGCAACCACAATAAGAGTCTGCTGCAACGCATCATCTGTATGAGTATTTATGTAACCATTCGCCCCAACTGTAGCCCCAGTTTCATCATATGTAAGATTTCCAATAACAGATGATGTACCAACCATTGTCATTAGTTTATTTTGTAGTTTTGTAGCGTGTGCTACAGACCCAATATTAGCCACAGATGGTGGAAGCTCAAGTTGGCTTAAAATCAAGTAGTTTGGGTTCGGTGGCAATACGACATCTAATTTTAAAAAGTTACTCATGATTAAAGCTCCAAAAATGATTTAAATAATTTTTTTGATAAGCGAAAAGCCCCTTTTGTGTTGACATGCAAATAGTCAGCCCACTGATCATTCACATCCTCAATTGACCACACGTTCCAATCGTCATACATGTTGTAATATTCAGCTTTATTTTCTAAAGCTAGGTCATAGATAGCTTTCTGAAATTCAGATAAAGGAGTTAACTGGGTTGCATTTGAACGAGCTGGAGCAATCAAAATAACCCCACAATTCGAATTTACTGCTCTATATGCTGATATCAACTTGGTAATACCATCTTTAAAAGATTGCACTGTTTTGCCCAACCGATAGTCATTTGTACCAAGAATCATCACAACAACGTCAGAATCTAAGAATGAGGCGTATTTTTGTGGATAAGTTGGTGAGATACGAATGTAGTCTTCACCAGTTGCCCCCCCATTACCACATTTATTTAGCTCAACTCCCGAACCCGTGGTTTTCCTTAAATGAAAACCGTGAATTGCGACAGTACCGCTAATTACTTCAATCTCAACCGCGTTTGTTCCAGTTAGTCCTGAAATAGTTACGCTTTTTACATTATTATCAGAGGTTGAAGATACAACGTTAGTTGCAGAGTCACCATTTAACTTATACGAAAAAGTACCGCCACTATTACCATAAAAAATGGTTAGTTGATCACCATTCACAAGGTTAGAAAGATTAATTTTAGAGCCTGACGTGCTACTTGAAGCACTAAAACCATCCGGACCACACCCATAAGCAGGCTGATTCGTTGTTGTGTTTAAATCAAATATAGACCAGCTACCAGATTTATTAATTACCACACCGTCCAACATGTTTTTCTCAGGTGCAATATTAATCCAGCCAGAACCCGCCACCCCATATTCAGCCTTGAGAATATCTGAAAGTTGAGTTGCAATAGTGCTATGTTCAGTCCAACTGTCACCCGCAAGAGTCACCTTAAGCTGTTGAGTCTCTCCTTTTTTTAGTCTTGCTGCTTTAGCGCGCCATTGAGTCAATGATGCGCCATCACTAACAATTGGATATGCAGCATTGGTTACGTTATTCTTTTTTGAGGACACGTCAATGCTAAGAATTTCCTGAAGCAAAACGATTGTTTCATCAGCCAAGCCAGCAAATCCTATTTTTCCATTGCGCAACCAGAACGGACTTTGTCCAATTTTGTCAACCAATATTGGAATAGTAGCAGTACCGATATTAAAAACACCGATACCAACACCCTCTTTAACCCTTTGCTGCGTACCCAATGCTAAGTCAGGAAAACCCAAGTTTCCATTTGCATCCAGCCAAAGTGCACATTGATTTAGTCGATCAAGGATTAAAGGAAAAACTGTTGATAAATCCTCTAAAGTACCAATTTTTGTATCAAGTGCAGCTAGTGCTTGATCTAGCTCACTTAACCCAGTGTCATGCCAGGCATCAACAGTTTCCCCTTCGTATTTTCCCCAATACCAAATTTTCTTGGTATCCATAGCTTTTGCTGCTTTGGGCGAAACTGTTGGCGTACTAGCAAGCAATTCAGCTTCAGTCGGAAATGGCTCAAACCCCCCAGACTCCATGACTTTTTGAATAGCAAGTGGCAGTGAATAAAAAGCTTCACCATATCGAGGCTCGATAATCCCTTTAATGCGCAAGGTTCGCTTAATATCTTCGATATCTTGCCTAAGACCTTCCATCATCTCTTCAGTGATAATCGCCATAAATTTTCTCCAAAAAAAAGCCCCGCATAATGCAGGGCTTTAATTTCATTCCAGGGTTAAATTAAGTTATTGATGATGTCCTTATCATTTCGATAATAACGTTCATCTAAATTGGTTGCTGATATGGAGTTTTCAAAAACGCCATTTCGATTTTTGCTTGAGACAAGAAATAACTCATCATCTTGACGATCATCTACAGTGATTGAATAAACCGTTTTCACCTCACCTTCTGTTACTAGAGCTTCAAGCGGTGGACGTGCCAAAATTAGCTCATACTCACTTGCACCCTGGCTAACTGGTATCTGATCAGTAAAACCACTTTTCTTTTGTAGATGAATCACATAATCATGACCTGTTGTCAAAGTACACGGCTGACTGATTCCAATGGTTAAGCCATTCCACGCTGTAATTTCTCCAGACGTTATTGACCCATCACCCAGGGCAATCGGTGACAAACGGGTATCGTCAACCACAATGATTGGGTCCCCGCGTTCTGTTAGCTCGCCTTCAGCAAAGCAGTCAAACTTACAATTGACTCGCTGATACTTCAGTTTATTCCAGGCACGCCAGCCGATGATATGAGCTTGCTCTCTATAAGCAATTCCATAGCCATCGATCTTTTTCGGGTTCGTGATTTGATCATTCGGGATTTTCAAAGTCTTTTCAATCCACCCCGCTTCACTATCAACATATGTTATTTCGACACCATCATAATTATTCTCAACCTTAAAGTTATATGTTCTAACTTCAGATTTAGCCTTCTTATTCCGGTGATTGAATAACAATATTGGTTGCCGATCTGCCCTTTCAAAATCAAAGTAGAGTGCTCTATTTAAACGACGTTCATTACAACCGGATGCACCCGCCATCATTCGGCAAATTTCTTCAAATGACTGATTTGCATTGTCTAATGTGTAGTTAAATTCAGCCATCTTGTATGAGCCAAAATATTCAACCACATCATCAAATACACGATAAATTTCTTCAGTATTGATTTCATTTAAAGTGCGCCGACCAATAAGTTTATTCAAAGCCAGATCAATGATGAGATCAGCCATATTGCGTGATGGTATCAAATCAGCAGAACGTACACCCCCGCGATATGAATAAACTAGACTCTCTGCAATACAGTTTGTCTGCCGTGTATCAACAGCAGTAGCTGCACGTGTTGCCTGGGTACGTTGTCGTATTATTACACGGTTGTCATACACCAGTTTAGACAGATAGCGAATTGCGTAAGCTGTATAGAATTTAACTTCATCAGATAAATCTACTGCATCACCATTGTCATTTACTCGTCTTGCACGGAAACGCACAGCACCCGAAAATGGCAAGTTAATCCACATCGACCCACCTACGCTATCACGGTTATTAGCTTTACCATTTAAACGTATAGTTTGGTTAAATACTGGACCGGTTGGATTATCAGAAACGACATGTTGATATTCAACATAGATATCCACAAATTTGGCATCTGACCCCTGGTAAATTCCATTTAAAGCTTGGAAATTTAGCAATAGCCCGGTTGCCTTTGGTGAATTAATCGTAAACCAACCAATCCAGTTATCCTGGCTTCCGCGAAGCTTAATATTTCCAGTACTGGTCTTTTGACCTTCTAAATCAGCAAGCTTATTCCAATCGGAATTTACACCGCTAGGTGTTGCTAATGTAAGCTGCTTATTGGCAGTATCAATACCAGTTACCACATACTCACCATCTAAAAAGATGTTTGCTGTGTTTGCAGTTAGATTTGCCGATATTGTGGAAGTTAATACCTCAGTTACTTTTGAAAAATTAGTGTTTGTGGCTACAGGATTTCTCAAATGAATTGTATAGATACTAGATGCATATGTGATTGAATCAATATCATACAAACCCGCTAAATCAAGCTGCTCATTTACAGGATCAGTCACCAGCAATGAAGTCACATTAATTTTTCGGTAATTCTGATAATCCAGGACATTTTGTGTTGACTCAATAGCAAACGTCTTATTTACCGGGTCAACAGTAACTTGACCTGTTATGGATAAATCACCAACACCAAAGTTTGCACCGCTAATGATCAAAGCTTCATTAATATTGAATGAGTTAAAACGATCTGCCGTGCCCTGGTCATTAGCCTTAATCATATTCGGATATTGGAAATATATATCTACAGCTTCAACACGTGTGCTATTAGGCGGCAAAGCTGTTTGACCATTAATAGAATCACACTGCCGGGCAATTACAGGAGGCTCTGTAAACGTATCACCCCACTTAAAAATTGTTTCTGTGCCAACCAGACTTTGATTTAAGCCATAAGCCGATAAGCTTGTTCCTGGTATTTCCTGAATTGGTGTATCGCCCGTCTTAAATTGAGACAGCTTTACGGGGTTTTCACAAACACTTAGTAAAAGCTCTTCAACTTCTACCCCATCTTTGAAATATCGATATGGTGGAGCAAATAAATCAGGAATAGCTTTTGGTGCACCAAGAATATAAGGAACACGTTGTTTAATTCGTTGACGGTTTTCCGGGTTCGATAAATTGTTATTACTTGAACCCGTCATCGAACTATTATTTGTCGGTGCTTTTGGCACCTTCACCAAAGCAGAGACAGCTTGACCAAGCAACTTTGTAGCAATCCAAGTTACTGTTGAGGACAACTCACCAGGATAACGAACAATCGTACATTCATCATCCATCTCCATAAGACGGGCAATTGATGCACGATTATCACGTGTTGGGGTTATATCATTTTCAGGGCAAGGATTGCCCTTATAGATTTTCGCCTGGGGATGTTTAGTTTTTTCTTGCAAAAATGTATAAAGAATATTTTCAGACTCAACTGTAATTTTCTCTTGTTGGTCTAAAGCATTCTTAATGATGTAAATTCGGCTCATAATATCGAATCCGTTTAAACCAAATTTTGGCTTGTTCAACTGTGATGCGCTGAACCCCGCATTCACTTAAATGAAAAATCTTGCCCTGAAAAAAAAGCCCCACATGGGAGCTTTCATTCATATATGTCATTAGGACTATGCAACCTTCTTTCGGCCTATCAATACGCTTGTTTTGATGAACCGTTACTCTTGAAGTTTTAATTGCTTCACTTAATGGACTAGATAACCCAACAAAGCACGGTGAATAATCTTGTCCATAAATATATTTGGCTGCTTTAATAACAAAATGGACACAGTGAAATTTTTCAGGATCATACTTACAGTAAAAAAGTTTGCTGATATTCATGCATAAAAACCTTCTAAACTTTCATCTGTACTTGCAGAATAGATTTCTCCATTTCCTGAATCATTTAAGCCAGGCGCCTGTGCTTCAAAACTAGATCCACGAGAGTCACGTGTTACCGTAACAACTTCTAAGTCCCTTACTACATAAGCAGGTACGTCATAACGGCCAATAATGTATGCACGGTAATTTAAAATAGGTAGAGTAATTTCATCATCCTGAAGGACCAACTTTATTAAATCCGGAACAATGGTTCCCACATCACCGATAACGGCCGTAAGCTTTTGATCAAGATTATCCTCATCCCCTCCACGATTTATCGTTAACGGTACATAGACATATTCAAATGTTTGACCATCCTCATGTGTTAATATAATTGGCTCACTTGAATTAACCACATAACGCAAAACTTGCGGCCAATTCGGATGAGAAATTTCAACAGACTCAAGCCAACCAATTGGACCCGCTGACTGGTCAAGTACAGCAAGTTGTTCAGGTGTAAGTTCAATCATTGATTTACTCCCAACGCATCTGGCAGCCATTCATTCGGCACTTTTTCAATGTCATCGACAACTTCCATTGACTCAACGCCTTGACGTACATTAACGATGTTGCGGTCTAAGTCAGCACTACGTTTGATAGGTTTAACTATCACCTGGAAACTAACTATAACGACAACACCATTCCGTTTAGATTCACCAGGTAAAGAGCTAGAAGTAAATCGACATTCACACTCTTCAACTATGCCGTGGTCTAAAGATAGCTCCCATAACCAATTTTCTGGCTTACGTTGTTTTGTGCGCCAGAATGCCCAAAAATATTGCCGGTCCTCTTCATCTTTTAATAAAACAGAAACTGTTACAGAGTGAGGCGAACCAATAAAAAAGGGGGCCTGCCTTGGCATACCCCCTTCATTTTGCTGTTCCCGTATATCATTGCCAGGTGTAAAGCCATACCCCTCTTGTAAGGGGCAAAGCATAAACTTATCCAAAATTACCCCCTATTGCGTTCTACCATAAAACCTTGTTGCATCATTTGCGACTCATGACTATTTGCCTGAGTCCCCAATCGAGTAAATGCTTGCTCAATTTCTTGTTTAACAACATCTATAGTAACGTCTCCATTAGAAAGTCTACGTTCTCTAGCTGTATAGCCTGGAGGAACATTAATATTGATATTAACGCCACTTCCACGTTGCTGTTTTTGATTGGCAATGAAATTAGTAAAATCCTTGTTCTGTTGAGGATTTAATACACGCTCACCACCATCTAAAAGCCAGGTGCCTTCTTTGGGTACATTCGCAATACCATCATGGGCCATCCCTGTTAAACCAACAGATTTAATCTGAGATGCTTGTGCTAACTGTAGACCTACAGCCGCAGCAGCCATCGCTGGCGCGATATAAGGCCCAATCAATGGTATTGCTGATACAGATGTATATACATTCGAAAAAGTTTGCGGAGCATTCATTAACGCCTGAGCAATGGCAAATGCTTTAGACATAGCAAACATTGCCTTATAACCCGCAGATTGCTCACCCAACAATGAACCCATCAAATCTGTCATACCACTCAAAGTGTCATTCGCAGCTTGCAAACCCATTGAAGCTTTATCACGGTTATAAACTTGATCAATTAAAAGCATACGTTGGGTGTGTTCTTGCCAAAGCGCTTCACGCTGATCAGCCAGAGCCTGTAAATCTGCATTTGGGTCTTCAGCTTGCTTATCTAGAAGAGACGATTGACTATCAAAAACTGCAAATGACTCGTCATAACGACTATTCCTTGTTTGCTGAAGCCCATAAATACCAGAATTACCCGAAATATCAGCATAAGTTTGATTCCAGTTTGTAGCAGCACGCACTGCATCTTCTGTCGCACTTATAATTTTTTCATTTTGAGTAGCTCTAAAAGCATCTAAGTCTTTTTGATATGCCGTCTCTTGAAGTTTTAGATATTTATCTATAGCTTCCTGATCACCAGCATGGGCCAACTTGATTTGCTTAATAGCCTCAGCATTATCTAAAGCTAATTTCTGTTCAGGAGTCGCATATTTAACTGCAATTGCCAGTTGCTTTTTCTCTCGCTCTTCCTGAATTTTCAATGCTTCATCATTTGCTTTTTGAACAATGTCGAGTTCAGCATTTGCATCTTTTAAAGCATCAGCCGTTCCCTTATAGCCCAGAACGGAAACATGAATATGACCACCAGTTGCCCGACTAGAAGGATTACGATATTCATCAAGAACTTTTACAGCAAAACCATAGCGCTTTGCCATCTGTTCAAGCTGAGCAACTGCTTGCCCTGATTTCTTGACGTCATCAATTGTAAAATCAAAGGCATTACCTGTAGCATGTTTACTATTTGTCCCTTTGTGGTATGTATCATTAAATGCCGTGAATCTAGTTAAGTCTTTACCTAAAGCAGATTGTACAAGCTGTGCAAAATTTGCTGTATAAGCTCTTACTTGACCACCAGCAATTGATTCCGGACCTTTGATACGTAACCCACTTAGAGCCGACGCACCGACCATTTTATTAAGGTCTTGCTGTGCCTTTGCAGCTTTTGCTGCTGCCTTTGCCTGCTCTTCTTTAGCTTTCGCATTTTCCTTAGCCGTTTCAGTATCAGTAATTGTACTTTTTGAATTTGCTAAGTTTGCCTGGTTTACCTTTAATTGCGCTGCTGAAAGTCCTGTCAAAGTAGGCATAGTGCTTGTTTGGACATTACTTACAAAAGCCATTGCGCTTTTAATGGTTTTATCTATACCAGCCGCAGTATCATTCCAAATATCTTTGCCTTCACTAAAGCCAGTTTTAAGAACATTAATCTGTTCACTGATTGATGTTGCCGCATCTAACCTCGCTGCAACCACACCAATATGATTGATTAAACTTGCAAAACCGCTAATTGACTGAATAACTACTGAAACAGCACTTGCAACTCCCACAATCGCAATACCAACGACTTTAGCAACAGTGCCTACAGCACTTAAAACAGTTCCAAAACTTCCGCTTTTTACTGCTCCATCCACGAAGTATTGAATTAAATTACTCAATACTGGGGTCATCTGACTTGCTAACTGATTTTTGAAGCCCTGAAACTGAGTTCCTAACGCTTGAGTTTGAGCATTAAGCAACAGTGACTTATCAATACTTTCTTGTGTTCGAACTACACCAGCTTCTCTTAATTGGTCACCATACTCTTTAATTAATGCAGAGTTATTCGCAAATAAGGGCGCCAAATCACCTAAATCACTAGCAAGAGATTCAAGTACAAAGCGTTTCTCCGCTGCCGTTGCACCCATATCATCTAATTTTGTTGTAATTTGCCCCAAAGCATCAACGGTGTCCATTGTTGACAATTTTTTCGCAAAATTATCAATCTCTTTTGCTGACATTTTTGTATTGTTAGCCAACATCTCAAAAAAGTCTTTTGCACCCCCACCTTTAGTTGAAGTGTATTCACCTAGTTTTTCAGATGTGTCAGCCAAAATGTCACTTAATTTGTCTTGCTCAACACCAAAAGCACTTGCTGCTCCAGCGACAATTTGAAAGTTTTCAGCAGATGTTACAGCCCTACGGGATAGAGTATTTAATTGTGCATCTGCCTTGGCTAAATCAAGGGCCATTTGACTTAACGCCCCAGTTGCAACAACAGCACCACCAACCGCCATACCAGCCAAAGAAGCCGTAGCAGTTAAAATACCACCACGTAATGCTCCAAGCTTACCGGTTATACCTTCAATAGCTGATCCAATTTGTGTGCCACCTAAAGATGCGTTCATTTGCTCTTTAAAATCTGAAAACGCTTTCCCCATTTTGGCTGTAGACTCTTTGGCTTTCCGTTCAGCTTGAGTTATTGGACCCACAAACTGACCAATTTGAGCTACTAAATCTAAAGTTAAACGCCCAAGTGAAGCAGATGCCATAGTTTTCTCCAGACAATAAAAAACCGGCTTTTACGCCGGTTCACTGTTTTGCAAATTTAAATCTAATGATTAAACTCACAGATTGTTTTTAATACTTTCAAATAATTGATTTTCCAACACACCTTTAGATACGCAAGTTAAGTTCATATCTTGATCGGCCGCTCCCACTCTATATTCAGCAGTAGGATTTCCTTTAATAGTCAGAGAATTATCTTCTACAATAATATTGTACGAAAATTTAGAATTTGTACGATTATCTTTCAAATAGTCAAGACCCATCGTTTTACCACAATCAGCCATATCTGGATTTAGTCGAAGTGTTTTAGGAACTGTAGTAATAATTCCAGTATTAGTATCAATATTTTGAATTTGCTCGCCATTTAAAGCTAATGTTTTCTGTACTGCTTTAATCAATGCATCTTTTTTTGCATCTATCGGTTTCTTTAGTAAAACATTAGCTTGAGTAGTTTCAGGTGGCGTATAAGTTACAGCACAACCTGATAAAACAGCACCCAATAAACTTAAAACTAATAGATTTTTCATGAATTTTCACCATTTGTTATAAACTCAGACAATCTAACAAACAGATTAAAAAATGTCACACCTTTAGACCACCTTTTAGATGATCTAAAGTTTTCAAGACTGGTAATTCTGCATTGCTTCTTCAAAGCTGATTTCTGGTGCATCAACGTGGGGTAAGAAGTCATAAACATCTTCAACATCAAAATCGTTAGCCTTTGCATACATAAACTTTAAATCTGCCAAGGCTTGCTCAAATCTTAAACCTATGTTGAGGGTTCCTCTTCTTTCTCTATACTTTCTCCAGAAGATGTACTCCCTGTAACTAAGGTTTCTTTTTGCTTCCGCAATTGTTTTTCCTGCGATCCCGTTTTGGATGAGTTCCGCCCAGAACTCAAGTTCTCTGAACTCTTCTTCGGTGTATTCAACTTTCCCAAAAAATTCTTTTCAAGAATTTTGGCCCAAAGCGCATCAATTAAATGTTTATTAAATTTTTGTCGTACTTGTTCTTCAGTAAAAATTCGTTGCCCATCTTCTGTGACAATACAATCAGCAAGAATGGATGCCAGACCTTCACGACCTTCTGTGTTCGCTTCCATTTGTGCTTTTGCTGTGTCGTAATCCATTATTTTAATATAAGTTTCAAAAGTACAAGGATTACCATTTACAACAATATCAACTTCAATTAACTCAGGTTTACCAACCAAAGCACCAGATAAAATATCTTCAATACTTAATTTATTCATTTTTTAAGTTCCAAAAAATTAGCCCCTTCCGGGGCTATTACTTAAGTTAAGGGGTAGCTGTTTCAGGAATCCATTCAACCGAAGTATTGCGTTGAATCGTAACGGTACTTTTGACTACTGTGTTTGCATCAACATCCATAGGAAAAGTATCTACATAGCCTTCAAACTTATTCCAGCTTCGAGTTGTAGGTAAAGTAACTTCACCAGTTTGAGCATCAATAGTTGGCACAATATTTTTTACACTGCCTTTTGTCTTCCCAGCCCAGCCGACAATCCATTGAACAGCTTTGCCCGACAGAGAAAGATTGTAGAGGCGAACATGTGAAGGTTTTTGTGGGTCAGCATTAACATCAAACGTTGATTGCCCTGGATCTTTAAGACCACCGCCATCCAAATAGGTTTTATTTTCCTCTTGCTTTAAACAAGTTGTTTCGATTCGATCTTTTGAATCTGTACCTGGTTTAAAGTTTAAAGGACAGTCAACTTCAACCAATTCAAAAGTACCTGGTGTTGCAGGGACTTCATCCACAAACCAAACACCAGTGCCTTGCGTACGACGCGCCATAATATTTTCTCCATAAAAAAACCGCCTTTCAGCGGTCTTTAAAATTTAAGGTTCTTCATACCATCGGCTATCAATCCGAATACGGTATAAGTTGGTTTCGGAATCGTGCTCGACTCCAGTGTAATTTTCTATATAGCAATACTCTTCAATGTTTTTTCTTAACAGTCGTGCAATTTGCCGTGTTGAACCTTTAGTGTCTGCATAGATATCAATTTGTGCATAAATTGAATCCATATCTGAAGGTGCAGATAAATATTGCTCAGGATTAGCATCAATAATCTGCCAACAAACATATGGAGCGCCATTTGTATTATTGGCATCAAATTCACTGACTTTTAAACCTGCCTCATCAGTCAAAAGCTCTACTAATTCGGTATCTTTTTCACAAATTTCAATTAGTGGGATAATCAACATTAATTTATATCCCCCAAAATATCCTTTTTAAGCTTAGCGGCTACAGCTTCTGTCACACTGTCAATATTTGACTCTAACGCTGGGCGCATAAACGGCTGTGCTTTAGTTTTGGCTGTTCCGAACTCAACCAACCAAAAGTGACGAGTATCATTTTCCAAAAAGGTGTAATGTGGATTTTTCTGTCGTTTCTTACCTTTACGCTGAACATTCTTGTTCTGACGCCAGAATTCACCACCATCTTTAACTCCGACACGAACCTTCACAGAGTTTTTATCTACTGCTTTACCCGCGCGAATAACAATATTTTTTGCAATATCAGCACTTGTTTTAGGGTCATTAATTTTTTGAGCATTTTCTTTAGCTGATTTTTGAACAATTTTTGCACCTTCGCGTAAGGCTTTCTTTAAATGCTTTTTTTGGATGTTTTTAGTCATTTCATCCATTTTTTTAAGAGCTTCATCAAGCCCTTCTAGTTGGAATCCTGCCATTTATAGACCCCTTGCTCACATGCTAAAGTCAAAAATTCATTGCCTGTTTTATTGTCACGCAATGGTCGGATAATTCGGTAATAAAGCCCATCACAAACTAGTCGGCATTTAGTCCAATCTGTACCAGGCAAAACATCTGATTGACGAATCAGAATGCGACAAGCTACAGCAGATTGTTCTTTACCCGCTGCAATCAGATCACGTATAGATGAATCAGTAATATGGCCGTAAATGGGAAAAATATTTACCCAAACTTCCTCACGGTCACCAGTCTTATCAGGCTTTTGTTCAACCATTTTTTGCTGAACTTCAATATATTGATTTAGGTTGCCAGATTGCATTAATCACTCCCCCTGCTCCAACCAAGCGTGATAGGCAACTTCCATTGCAAAAACTTGATATTCACCATTGTCATGGATAAAAAGGCGTTCACCATGTATATAAATCAGCTTTGTATAAAACGGCTGGGCTTTAATCCAAGCTTCAAATTTTTCATGCATGGTTAAATCTCAACGGCAATTTATTGGTGGTCTTACATATTCAGGTGGTTCATCGCTTATTTTGATCTGAATAGGACGTTCGAAAACTACCAAAGCTTGATAAGGCCATGAGTCCCCCTCAACAGTAAATGTTGAAAGACTATGAATCTCTACAGACTCTTGCCGTTGGTATTTAGAAATACTTTCAGCTAAAAATTTCGGTTGAGTACTTGCGAATCTTTTAATAAAAGTTCTAGACATCATTTAACCCCTTTTTTTACATAAGGACCCATCAAGCGCTCACAAGCAATATTGATAAAGAGTGCAGCATCTGTCTGAGCAGCCCGGTTTTGATACATGTCACCAATGATCAACAAAGCCGCAAAAATCAAATCTTCAGGCAAAACGTCCGAAGGAACTCCCCACTTCAGTTGAACTTCGGCAAAATCTCTATCTATGTAGTTTCTTACTGCTTTCAAAGCCGCTTTGATCAGTAACTCAATGTATGAATCATCCCGCGCATGCAAAACACGTAAATGAGATTTCGCTAAATCAAGCGTTATGTAGTCACTCATAAAAACGTCCTAAAAATGAAGAAAAATGCAGATTTCTGAATAAAAAATCCAAAAATCTGCATAAAACATAAAAAAAGCAGCTAAAAAGCTGCTTTTATTGAAAATTAACCGCCAGCAGGTGGTTCTGCTACTACTTCAGGCAAAGTACCAGATACACAAGCATCAGGAATTACTACTGCACCAGAGCCATCAACTTCGGCCAGTACAGTCACTAAGTTCTTAGTTACGTTATTACTATCTTCTGTTGAGACGATAATATCAACGTTTTCATCAAGGTATCCTTCAAAAGCATAATTTAAAGGACCTGTCCAATATTTAGTAACTGGCATAGTCGCACTAAATACAACAGGAACACCCCATAATACTGGCTGGACAACAGCACCAGGTGAACCAAAAATATAATGCCCATCACCACCTTTGATACGTTCAATTTTCCCCCAATCTTCAGGGTTTAAAATTGTACAATCAGGCTGAATAAATGTAGCAGCAGCTTTATATTTCGCTTTATTTAGTACATCAATTGCAGTGTCATCAGTGGCAGTGGTTACTGTTACAAAGTTACCGTCTTCTAATAACCCGCTAAAGATTTTTTGTTGTCCTGAAGCAGGTGTATGCCCATTTACAACATAGTATTCAAGTTTTAATCGGACACCATACGCCATACGTGATTCAATATACATTGCAAGCATATTCATATTTTTTAATGCTTGCTTTGATACACGAATGAAGTGAGCAATAGTCCCTACACTTAATTCAAGCATACCTAACTTCAATTCAGATTCAGGTTTGTCTTGAGCTTCAGGAATAATATCAGCCAAAATATTAAAACTTGATTCGCGTAAGTAGTATGCTTTTTCGCCTTCAACTGGCAACCAGTTGATTAAATCAATAATATTTAAAGGACGATAAACAGCAGTACGACTGGTAATATCTTTAGCAGCATTCGCGTTTGCTGTTTTGTTTTCAATACCTGCAAGAGTGATAATATTACGCGTTTTAATACCTTCAAACGTTACAGATTCAGAAACTTGCTTAGAACGCTTAAACATGATTTCTGCCTGGTCCACTGATTCTTTATTTCGAATTAGGATTGCAGCAATATCATGCTGTTCATCATGTGGTAGTGAACGTGCTTCATTCACTAAATCTGTTTTAATTTGTTCAATATCTGCCGCTAATTTCTGAATTTCAGTTGATCGCGCCTCTAATTCTTGACGAACATTTTCAGGTAGATTGGCAAATTGTTGCTGGCGAGCAGCAATCAACTGATCCAACTGTGTTAAACGTTGTTGGAAATCCCCAGCAAGTTCATCTAAAGAGCGCGGTGCAGGATTACCATTACCCGTAGTATTTCGGGTAGAAAGATCACCATAAACACTTAGAGATTGAGCAACAGGTGTTTGTTGATAAGCAGTCATATATTTTTCCTTTAATAAAAGAAAACCGCCTTTCGGCGGTCATGTATGTTTGATAAAAAATTTAAACCTTGTCTAAAAAGGCAAATGGGTCATGAGGTTTTGATTTCACCTGCCCAAACTCTTGAGCACGCTTAATTAAATTTGTGGCTGCAATGTCATCAATGTTGAACTTTCGCTCTAGGTAAAGTTTCATGTCCTGTTCTGTTTGAATATTACGAATATCCGCATCAGTTACTCGTGCATTACGATCACTAGGTTCATCACAAATACTAATTTCATAAAGACTTACACGCTTAATACGTATATAAGACCCCATATCTTCAATATCCATCGGATCTGGATTAAAGAAGGCAATCGATAAACCATCTATCGTGCCATCTTCAAGCATTGCACGAACATTATTAGCAAGGCTTAAACCAAGTGTGAGGCGGCCAGATACCTTAAAACCTATGTCATCCTCTTCAAGTTCTAACCACTTGCCAATCCGCATTGCATACTCTGGACTAATCCAGTCATGACGGTGGCCGTGGTTGTAATACATGTGGCAACGCATGGTTCCAGCTTTCACGGCATTAATAAAATCTGCAAAGGCACCTTTAACAAATTGTTCGCCATGTGAATTCACACTGTCCCAACGGACAGCGTAGCCTTCAAATATGAATGCTGAATTTTTATCTTGATTTTCATCAAAGCGTAATTTCACATCTGAGAATGGCAAAAGCCGGATTTGAACATCCGGCTTTTGCACTTGTGAGTTACGCAGTTTGAGCATGCTAAGATTCATTTTTTTGCCCCCCTCCAGCTACAGCGCGATCAAGGGTAATAAGGTTCGCAGCTATCATTAAATTATCTCCACCCTCAACAGGACTAAACCCTTCTTCTTTGCGGACCTCATTAATCGTGGCTTGTCCGCTTTCGATTCTTGATTTGTTATTACTAATTCGAGCAGTAATTGATGCACGTAATAAGTCTTTAATCTTGAATTCAAATTCGTATTTGTCCCAATCAACACGGTCAAGCAGATTAAGTCGAACTGACTCTTCAATACGCTCAAAATAAGGACGCAAACCAAATCGATAAAAAGCTTCCACGATTTGTTCGATACCACTACCCCAGGCTGTTGAACCAGAAGTGTCATTCACAAGTACACTTGGCACACCATAGAAACGACAAATTTCTTCAACAGTAAATTTTCGGGTTTCTAAAAGTTCAATATCTTCTGGAGTTAAGCTAAATCTTTCAAATTTCAATCCACCTTCAAGAACTGGTAAAAACCAATCATCACCAGAAACTAGCTCTTCCATTTCTTCACGTAATGATTGACGTTGTTCTTTTTTCAGTGATTTATCTGTTGAAAGCGCACCTGAAGGTTTAGCGCCATTTTCCATAATTCGACCGACTTTGTCGTCGGTTGCAAGACCAATTCCTATTGATCTGGCAGCATATGCCAAAGGCGACATTCCAACCAAACCAGTACCAAATAATTTGACGTGCCAAATTTCATTATTTGTCAGGATTTCCTTTTTTCCATCAGAATAGGTGATGTGATACTCTTTTTTCCCTTTATTGTTCAATTTTGGGTCTACAGAAGCATTATTTATCACAACAAGTTGATTAAGCTCTTTGTGGTAATAATGTTTGCGCACATATACATTTCCACTGATTAAATTCAGCATAAATGTTTCTTTAAATTCGACATTAGTTTGCTCGTCATTTGGTTTATTACGCCAAAGACTCGCCAACTTATGATCAAATATTTGTTTGCGGTTCCGATCTTGATCAAACATGAACATTTCAAGGGGTAAACTTGCTACTGTTTCAGCTAAAACCTTATGACATGCAAACACTACTGATAGTGTCATTGCACGGTCCCAAGTCGCTGTACTAGCAATCCGACTTTTTGAACGGGGAAAATCAATTAATGTTCCTCGCCCTGGATTTGCTGGACCAGTACTTCGAGTATTACTCTCCTTTGCATCATCCACGGCCCGATTGATTTTGTCCTTTTCAAGACACTCAAACAGCCGACTTTTTGCAATTTTTGCTGTCATCGTCGCCCCACTACCATATTTTGTATATAGTCATCAAAGTCAAAATCATCAGAGTTATCACCAGGTACAAGATCAAAAACCTCCTCACTATCCCAGTGTCGGGCACGAGATGCAGCAATAATGACCCCAACCATTCCATCAATTTTTTTTGCGGGTGAAGACTTACGTGGGAAAATATTTTCCTTTGCATCTTCTTTTACAACCACATTCAATGCGCACCAGTTAAATACAGGATCACCAGAATGATGAAATCGACCCTCAGCCAGCAAAACTTCAATCCATCGCATCGCCGGATTTAAAAATTCTGTCTTCTGAGGGACCTCAATTACTGCTAGCCCTTCTTCAAGAAGATTCGCGGTTAATTGATCTGCATGGTGAGAGTCATGACCAATTTCATAAAAGGGATTTTTTACATGTGCGTCTTCAATATCCCTTTGAATACGTTTGAAGTCAGTTGACTCTCCGGGAGTAGCAATCAAAAAGCCTTGATCACGCCAAACAGGATATTCATCTGGGCGTTTTTCACCATTGATAGCTGCTTTAGTTTCAAGTACATGCTCATTGATATATGAGTGAATAAATGCATACCAATGAATCTTCCCATCAGCCTCTAAACGCGGTATCAATTCAGCCCAACATGCTAAATCCAGTCGACTAGCCAAGTCATATCCACCAAAACGGATTTGACCATTTAAATCTTCATATTTAACTTCTGAATAGCATTTTTCCCAGATTGAAGGAGCAATCCAACCATCAACAGCACCTACCCACTCGTTTAAGTGTTTCTGACGAGTAATACCCTCTTGCTTTGGACTAACTTTGACTTTTTCAAAGACTGAAAATAGATATTTTTCATTAACTGATACCCCGTAATTGGGATTAGCTTTAGGCCATACTTTAGGGTCTTGCCAATCATCACCACGATCTAAGCAGAAGATCATTCCGAAATATTGTTCGTGAGTAGCCTTACCCTTTAAAACGTCAACAACAATTTGCCGTTCTTGATAACATTTACTTGTCGTGTCATCACCAGCAGTTGTAATTGCCAAGATCAATGGCTCGTCACGTGCTGCAGTACCATTCGCAACAATGTCATACATGTCAGCAGTTTTATGAGCATGTAATTCATCAATAATTGCTGCATGGACGTTTAAACCATCTTTTGTTCCGCCCCTATCTTGTGATAGCGCTTTAAGAAAGCTGTTTGTTTCGGTCTGAAAGACTGAATATTGTGAAAATTCAATGCCGAATTTCGAACACATGCGTGGTGAAAACTCCACCATCTTTTTCGCATCTTCAAATACGATTTTTGCCTGGTCTCTTGATGTTGCTGCTGTATAAACTTCAGCACCCATTTCACCGTCAAGAAATGCCAGGTATAAGGCAACGGCAGCCAGCCAAGTTGATTTACCATTTTTCTTAGCTACCTCAATATAGACATACAAAAACCGACGTTTGTTGTCAGAATCAATCCAGCCGAAAATATTCACCATAGCGAAAATCTGCCACGGCTCTAATATCAATCGGTGTCTTGTTCCATCTGGCTTTAATTTTGCCAACTTCCCTTTTACGTGTGGGCAAGCTTCAACAAATTTGCAGGCATGATCTACACGCCCAAGATTTAATTCATAATCAAAACCAACATCTGGACTAGGTTTAAATTTCAGTTGATTTAATAATTCTTGTGTTTCGTCATCGACCGACTCAACATCAAAATTTGATCTTTTTAAATCTGATAAAAATCTTTTTATGGCAAGTTTTTCAAGTTGCCCAGATACACGCACTCCAGAGCGAACATCAAGGCAATACTGGAGCGCGATTTTAAAATAATCACGCATAAATTTTCCTAACTTGTACGGATGTTCATATCTGCAAATTCATCGTCTTCAGTGGCCGCAGCCGCACCCAATAAATCAAGCTGCTGTTGTTTATTCACTTTGACACTTGAACGAGCCGCTGGAGTTAAACCAAATTCACGGGCAGTTTTAATAATTAATTCCTGCAATTTATTTCGGATTTGCAGCCATGCCGACTGGACTTCAAATTTGTTTGGAGTCGTCGCAACCCAAGAATTAATATCCTGCAATTTTTCTTGAACTTCTTCATACGCTGCCATGTTGTCACAGTGCAGTAAAAACACATCACCATCAACAACACTAAGCAAACCCGCTTGAACCAATTTTGGACCTAATGTGTCCCAATGTTTGCGGGCTTTTTTATTTAGCCATGCTGGGCATGGTGGCATTCCAAGATCAACAGCAGCATTTGCAACTTGTGCATCTTCATCACGATCTTCTCGAACACGACCACCACTTAAAACTTTTTCTTGTAAAGACTTTCTAGGTCTTCCCATATTTGACATAAGGACCTCCAAAAATTTAAAACTGATTAAATATTAGAGGTATACCCCCCTATGGACTTTTGACCACACAAAAATTTGACGGGGGGGCGGTCTTTTCTGAGAGGGCCTTTTTGACTTTTGACCCCCTATCCCCTAAAACCCAAGTTTGATAAGGATTTTTATAAAAATAATTCCAAATCCAAAACCGATAAAAGCGCCCCAATAAAAACCTATGGTCCAACGATCTGAACAGCTTGTCTCATCTGGATATAGAATTTGAATCGGTGGCCTTGCAACATCTGGTGGAACTGGACGTTTAGGAATGAAATCATTTCCTATTACTTCTGTTGGCTCAGGTGGTCGAGGCGGTTTAGGAATCTCATTCATAAATCACACCGTGAATCACTCGGCAACCAGCATCAACTTCATCAAGTCGAGCACCGCGTAACCGTTCTTGTATTTCAGATCGTGGATGATCTTCACCATTCCATAAGACTTTGAGACATGAGCCAGCTTCAACAACAACACCAAGTTCATCGAACCCTTTCAAGTCATCACGATATACAACCGGATCACCAAGCAATATAACTTCTCGTTCGCAACTCATGCAGTCACCGCCTTGAAGTGTGAGTGATGCAGCTTATGAACAAAACCATCGGCATCATGCACTTCAATCTTTTTATCTTCGATTGATTTGATTTCAAAACTATCAGTCCAACCACAGGACAAAGTGTCAATTGCATAAGCCGTTGCAGCTTGCACCATCTCACCAACCTTAAAGACATAACAATCAACTGGCTTTTGTGTGACTGGTCGTTGATATGACCAACCGCCTTTGTCTTCGGTTGCTGTCTTGCGGTCATGGCATGACTTGCAAAGCGGTTGCCAATTGTTCTTATCCCAGAACAACACCTGGTCGCCTTTGTGTGGGACGATATGGTCAACAACCGTTGCGGCCTCAACAAGTCCGCGCTTTCGATGGTCCGCACATAACGGGTTCTCATCTAAGAATTTTGTTCTTTCTTTTTCCCAACGGGCATCATAGCCGCGCTGGTGTGCTGTGCCCCGCTCCCGATCTTTTTGTTTGATTCGGTTTTGATGCTGGTCACAGTAACCTTTGTTCGAAGCGAAATCTTTACAACTGCCCACAAGACATGGGCGCTTAGCTCTTTGTGGTGGACGGCTTGTCATGGTTCCAAATCTCAAAAAAGAAGCCCGCATGTCAAAGGGAGTCATGCGGGCTTTGAAAGAGAGCTTTTCAGCTCTGAAGGAAACTACAGCGTTTAATACAGTTATCCATTGTGGTGAAATGTACTTTAATTTTGTTTCACTCGTCAATACCAAAAATACTTTTTTAGTTATTTTTATTACTAAACTGTTTTGAAATCTTTGCAGAGACAATGTTTAATTCATCTTTAAAAAGTTCAAGATATGAATCAATTAAAGCTCCTAAACGACGGTGAACTTTTAAATAAGAAACACCACCAATCAAACCACGATTTCTAACAGTAGGTTTATAATCTGCTGCTACTAAGCACAATTCAACCAAAGCAATATATATCGAAGTGCTATGCTCATCCGTATTTTCTGACTTGCCCGTAGAAATTAGTTCTTTATGAATATCAGTACTAATTAGCTTCAACTGTTCAACTGTACATTTTTTTAATACGTAAACATCTAATAAGATATTTTGAATTCTTGTTAGTTTCGCATAACTAATTGAAATACAAATATCTGCTGTAGTTAAAGCACCATGACAACCTGAAGGTATAGCTTCATAGTTGGTAGTTTTAGGATTCAATAACCGTAAATATTTTTCCATTCTGCACCTAATCCATTACACAATGTTAAGGGTGTTAAAGGTTTTGTTAAGGGTATAAAAATATAAAGCTCTTAGTTGGTAAGGCTTGTGAAGGGTGTTAAGAGTGTGAAGGGTGTTTTTCTCACGCACGGGAGATTTCTTAGCAATTAATTTATTAATTAACTTATTTATAGAAATAATTTTCACGCGTATGCGCGCGCACGCGAAACCCTTAACACCCTTAACATTAAGGCTGTAAACATTGATATGATTGGATTTGATGATGTTAAGGGTGTAGAAAAATACCCTTAACATATCCCTTAACGCCCTTAACATGTTCTGAAAACAACAATGGGCGATGTCAGTATTATTATGCTTGTTGTAAAACATTCGGGACATCTCCATGCACTTTAGCACTAAACTCATGTATTTGTGAAGTCAACCAATCAACAAGAGTTTCATTTGACTGAGGATCATGCTCGCGTACAAAAATTATTGTCTTCTGTCTCTCAGGTTTTACCACGCTATAACCTGTACCTTGCTCTCTATACCTTCCAAGCCTTTTAGATACACCTGGAATAGTTGCAATCTGAAAAGAAAACTTATTTTCTGGTAAAGGCTTTTCTGTTGAATGCCTACACCAATTCACATATGCCTTATATAGATCGGTTGATAAGCAACAACAGAAAGGATAATCAAGCTCACCAGTACTCCACTTCTGGTAAAACAATTTCCAAGAGGGCAAACCATATTGAATAATGTCGCGCTTTGCATCCGTATATGGCGGTTCCGTATGCGTAGTAAAACCATCCAAAGGTAGTTGCAAAAGGAATGTGTAAAACGCATCAACTCCCGTGCCATCAATACACTGAAGTACCTCATGCTTTAGTTCATCATCTAATTTCCCACAGGGTTTAACGACAAGAAAACGTCTATCTTTTTCCTCCAATGGCAGTGGCTGAGTATCATTTGATAAAAATACACAGTTAATATGGTTAGATTGCTCATAACCACTCATGAATTTTTTCTCAATACGAATCGTTTCTCCCGTAATCATGTGCTTAATCAAGCCCATCATTCCGTACTTAGATTTATTGTTAAAAATTTCTTCAAATATGCAATAAAGCTTTTGTTCAGCCCAATCAGTATAGATTGATTCAAGCCCGTTTTGCCCAAGTGTCACGCAATACTTGCCATAAATTTCTCGCATAACTTTTCCAAAGAATAATGACTTTCCTGCTCCCTGAATTTCACCATGCATAAGAATCGAAGTAGCCATTTTAGAACCTTGATTTTGCAATGGATAAGCTAACCACTTTAATATCCAATCCACCACAACCTTGTCATAATTACAGGTGTGATGAAGTAATTTAATAATTGGCTGGCATAATTCTGCTGCACTCTTAATTGGAATCATCTGATCAACATCATTAAGCATAGGAGCAATTGGTAAACCGTCAAACATGTTGATTTGCCCAGGCTTAACGTTCATGGTTGGATTGAATACAAGGTCTTCAAACCAAATCATTTTTTTATTTTCTGATTTGATCCAAACTTCATAACCCGAACGAAAGTTATCCTTGATTGTATCGTTACGGACGGTACGCCTTCTCTTCACATCCCATGATTCTTTTGTACCTTCGAGCATAATGAATCTTTCACTCATATTCTGCTCAAGTCGGTCCATATCTTTATTTAAGATATTCTTAACAGAGTTACTATCAATCAATTTTCGCTTTGGGTGATTCGACCATTCTGTAAATAAACTTCTCCCCAACATATCTTGGAAAGCGGTTTTTTTAATCTGAACCTTTCTATGCATATCCCAATATTTAGACTCACCCTCAATTTGGCAAAATCTGCCAAGGCATGATTCTAAATTTAAGGTGTAAACACCTTCCTCTCCCTTGGGACCCCCATTTTCGTTCCCACAATCCGATGAAACATTTTCGCTAGATGAAATTTCCCGATTTTGACCCTCATTTTTGTGGTCTGTTGGGGAAAGGGGTGCGGGGAAAGATGCGAAAGAAGCCAAGGCTCTTTCGATCTGTCCCTTAACCGCCTCTAAACCAAAGTTCACGTGGAGATCATTAAAGTCAGTTAATGCATGTTGCTGTGTCAGCTCAGGTGATTCATTACTAATTCCATCTTCATGTTTGAAGATAGGCACAATAACCATACCGCCTGTCACAGCAACAGCTTCATTAGCCATTTTTCGGCCAGTATCTTCTTTTGCACTATCGTCGTCTGCACAGTAGAGTAAACGTGCATTTGGTTCTAAAGACCGAATTGCTTGTCCTACTGGTGGTAAGTTACCTGCATCAAAAGCAACCACGACAGGTAAATTGGTTGCCATGTGTATTGATGCTGCTGTTGCATATCCTTCCGCAATACAAATCACTGGATCAGCCAGGTCAATAGTCCCGATAATGTGGAAACAGCCTTTCTTACGACCACCTGGTAAAAACTTCTTTGAACCGTCTGCTTTGATGTATTGAAGGTTCCACAATTCTCGCTTTTCGTTAAATAAAGGAACAATTAAATCGCCATCAAAATTAACTTGGCAATCAAAGATTTTGACCTTTTTATCTTTCAAATATATACAGTTATCTTCATCTCCCTGGTGCGTATTGTTCCATAGCCGAAGGGCTTTTTTAGCTGCATTTTTTTGAATTTTCTCTAACTCTTCTTCATGCATACGTTTACGTAATGCAGCTTCTTTTCTCCATCTCTCCCGATCTGCTTCTGTCACAACTGTCTCTTCAGAGATTCCTACAATTGCAGCAAGTTCTTTGATAATTTCAGGCAAAGCTAAATTGGTAACTCGGCCAATTAATGCAATACCATCACCAGCACCACAGTTATTACAAAAGAAGTCTCCGAAACCTTGTTTGTCATCGTAATAAAAACGATCTTCCCCTCCACATGATGGACATGAGGAATGTCTTTTTTTAGGCGGCATGGTAATGCCAAATTGGGGATAAATAGCATCCCATTGATTGAAGGTCTTTTCTTTAACAATTTTTAAATCAAGGCCCTTTTTAGGTCTAGCCATGTTCACCTCGATAATGTTCTTCCGCCATAGCTAGAATCGTTGAAACAACTCGAATAAGTTCAAATGCATCTTTACGAATTACCGCTAACTCATCTTCACTAATGCAACCATCGCCAATGGCTTTAGCTACGGATTGAGATAAGTCACCCTGCTCTTGTGCCAATTTGCCTATTTTCATTACAAAATCGGCGGTATTTAAGTTTTCGGTTTTAGGCAACTCAAACCAAGCCGCATTTCCATGAATTGCACAAACACTATCCATAATCCTGCTATCTTTTGTTTCATCTAAAATAGCTTCGAAATGGTAAATATTTGCTTTATGTGTAGGAGTCGTTGGATTGATGGAACTACGGAACGTATTGATATTCCATCCGTTCTTTTCTGCAATTTGTGCCATTAGGTATTCATCACCTGGACGATAAACAGCAGCTTTTAAAGCTTGCTCTAATGACATAACCGTTTTTTCACGACGTTCGATTAAAGATAAAACCATGTTAAAAATCTCCCATAACATTCATTTTTTGATTTCTTTTTTTTGGGTATCTTTGGCTTCGAATTGATAAAGCCAGAGAGTTAACTCTTCTGCGCTAAATGCTCCTGCACTTTCTTCGGCTAGTTTTACGATCAAGTCTTTGCGGGGAATCTTTCTTCTATGCTTTAAATGAACCAGGATGTAATTAACAGATGTTCCAGATCGCATGGCGTAATCAGCTAAATTGCCACTTTTACTTAATCCATCGACATAGCTATCAAAAGAAATACTCATCTAAAAAATCCAGTGCAACCATCATTGCAACTAAAAATACCTTTTTGGTTATATTTAATCAATATTTTTTTAATACTAAAATGCCTTATTTGGTTTTAAAGGTTGTTTTATAAGTTATTTTTTATTTGTTTTTGATCAAGGATAATACCGCTCTGTCTCAATATAACCGATTTGACAAAGTAGTTTCTATTTAGTCAATCTTTGGAGAACCTCATGTTAAGCATTAAACAAATACGTAAGAATAATGTTTTAGAGATGCTTAAATACGCTGAAAGAAAAGATTTTGCAGCTTTTGTAAAAATTGATTATCTATTATTAAATCAATATCTTCCTACTAATGCTCCCAAAAACATTGGAAACAACAATGCTTTAAAAATTACAGAAGCATTTAAACTTCCTGAAGGATGGTTAGATCATGAACATTCACCTAGCGAAATAAAACTTGTTATGTCTCAATCTGGCTTCGCGACAGGTGGTGACGCAAACAATTTTAATTTAGATGAAATTCAAACAAATATAACTTCCGATGAAGCCCAAAAAGGTTATAAACTTCTTCCTATTACTAATTATATTAATATAGAAAGAGGAAAAGCGGTGGATATAGTGGAGATTTCGGAACCAAGTCATTTTGTTTACATGCCGCCAAATGTCGCAATGCCAATAACATTTGAAGTAAAAGGTGGCGGTTATATCAAACCTTTTAAAAATGGTTATGTCTTACTTTGTGATAAGTTAGCTAAGTGCAACCCAGGTGAAGACATAATTATCCAAACCAATGATAAAAAAATAATTTGTGGTGAATACCTTTTTGAAAGAGACGGTTTTATTGATATCGAAACAATTGAAGGAGAACGAATTTCTTTGAGTTCGAGTGTTGCAGTTACACAATTTCCTATAGTGGCTTTTTTCCCGCCTAGTCAAAAACAACTTATAAAAAAATAACCTCAAAAAACCAAAAAAGGAGCCATATGCTCCTTTTTTTTGTAACTTTATTACACTAAAAAACATACCTTTAAAACTTATTTAGTATTTTTAGTTATATTTCTTCTTGACAAATTATAACCTTTATAAATACCATTCAAATTACATTAATACCAAAAAGGTTATAATTATGACTAATGATCAATTCCATGCGGTAGTAAGAAACCGTTTATCTGCTCCAGATTTTGCTCAACCCCAAACTGAAACTGGAATGAATATTTTTCGCGATAAAGCTTTAGATCAAATTAATAAAGCTCTCAAAAAGATAAGTGAAGCCCGTACACGTGACGGACTTTTAATTGCACACACAGAAGCCCATGCTTTTGTTAATGCTTCTTATGATTTTGAGGTTATTGATTTAAAAGAAAAACAATCTTTTGAAATGAAAATCCGTCGTGCTTATCGCACTCAAGTTATAAGTGATAGCCATGATCCAGCATAACCCTCAAGTTCAACAAGAAATCATGAAATTAGCAGGTAGCTGCTTTCAGCTTTCTAAGCCAGAACTTCAAATCAATTTCAAACTTTATAACCACACTGAAGAAGTTCGTATTTACGTTTACTTCGGTGGTTATCAGCACGCAAAAAGAGATTGGGAAAAGCGCACCTTAGCTATCGTTGTGCCGTTTGGAAAATCTGTAAGTCAATTGGTCGCACGTTTACAAGAGGCTCAACGCGAACTTGTCCAGGTAATACATGGAGGAAGAACGGTATGAATTGGTTCGATGCAGTTTTAAAAGTACGCCAGGTAATTACCGATAAGCATGGAGTAGAACGCCCTGCTCAAACCATTAATGGCACATTAGATTGCCCGATCTGCAATGAAGGTGAAGTGATTTATTCAATCAGCTCCCACAATGGTCATATCTCTGCTCAATGTGACACAGCAAATTGCGTCAACTGGATGGAATGAAATGGAAAAGTTACTTGGTTTTTTAATTCTTAGCCTGTTAATGGCGGGCTATCTCTTAGTTAATTGCCTGGAGAGATTCTAATGTTATTTGTCAGAGATAATCTTAAACACCAGCATTTTATTAACCTAGATTTGGTCACAAATGTAATTGTGACTGATCTTGAAGACGGTTCCCAACGTTTTTCATTTCACTATGCCGGGCATACAGCAACGCAATTAATTGTTGCCGATCCAGAGCAGCAAGAGGATTTGTTGCTTTCTTTAAGTCTGCACAACAACCCTGAGTTACAGCTAAAACTTGATTCTCAGGTTCTTGAACCCTCCCCATAGTTCAAGGAGTTCACTATGTTTAATGAACCAACCAAGCCTAAATACATTGAAACGGAATTAGGCAGAGAAAAACTTTGCAAACACTGTCAAGAATACTGGCCTGCCGACTCAGAATTCTGGTTCATGGTTAAAGATAAGCGAAAAGATGGGACTGTTGTATATAGACCAGATTCAGCTTGTAAAGGCTGTTATGACGCAGTCTATAGGCCCAATCATACTAATGGAAAGTACCAGAAACGGTCACCCCATGAAAAAGGAAATGCCGCATGAGCAGATTACAGGTAGGTGGTTTAGCTATGATTATCAGTGACATTGTTTGCCATGAGAATGATGGAAAGCTTGTGAAAATCATCGCATATCATGAAAGTGTCGAATGTAGAGACCCAACAGGTACTCATATTGCTCATGGGATATGGGAAGTTGCATGTGATAGCGGAATTGTAATTTGGGATGGTAGTGTCAAATATTATGGTGATGTTGGTTACGAAGGAAAGTATTTACTACCTTTAGGAGATGATGAAGGTATTGAGCTTTATAACTTAAAAGAAGAACAAAAGGAGTTAATCTAATGAATGCAATTGAATTAATTAGAAAATGTACTTTTGAGCAAGCAAAAAAATTTATTGCTGATATTCCTGAAGGGTTTACACACTATAGCTTTGAACACCAAGCATTTATTAATTTAGATTATTTTTCAGTTTCATTTCTAAATGCTAAGCCAATTCAAACTCCCCATTTAGTAAACCTTAATGAGTTTAGAAGACTAGTTCAAAGCCTAGATATCATTTTGAACCACAAAGGTATTAACACCGCAAGAATGTTTGCTCAACAAGGCCGTAAATTAGCTTGCTCAATAGAGTATGCAATTAAATTTTCAAATCCTTTGGAGCAAGATGCCCTTGTACGCCTAGAAATGGCTGTTTCAGATTATGACTTAATTTTCGGAGCGCTTGAGTCAAAGCCTTACCCAATCCCTGAACGCAAATATACGGTTCAAGTTCATAATTGGGGATATTAAATGACTACTTACATCGAAAGATTACAGGACCCAAAAACTGTCCAAAAACTTGAGAATTTGCTCGGTGGACATGTCATGAGTGTTTATCAAAATGCTGGCTTTACTCCACCCATACCAAGATTACATGGTGATCGGTTTATATACCCTGATCCAGCGGCTCAAAGATATGCAAATCATTTGCGCGAAGGTATGAAAATATTTGCTCAAGCATTGGATGAATTAAATATCACTCAATCTACTGGAGAGAAAGCCAATGAATGAAATTGTAGAAGCTCTAATGCAACTCGGCCTGACTCCAATAGATTGGGTTGATGCCAGTCAGTTCTCAAAATTGACTGGTATAGAAGAGCAAAAGCTAACTCATAGACGTAAAAATTGGCCCGAAGATTTAGTTTGGGCAAAGCAAGACGGCAACATATATTATTCAATCAAAGGTTATAACCAATGGCTGACAGAACAAGCTCAAAATCGTTACCTCAAGGCGTGCGGATCAGAAATGGCGCAGTGCAAATCTATTTCGAGCGAAACAAACAAGCCTACAACATCACGTTACCGCACCCCGCGAGTGCAGAAGGCATCACGGCAGCCGCTAAAATTAGAGATCAACTAATTGTTAAGGCTGAATGGGGAATCTTAACTGAAAAAGATATTGCTGAAGCCAAAGGACTAGATACCGACGATAACTCAGTTATCGTCGGGGAAGGTATACTCTTTCAGAATGCTGCACAGCAATATTTGAAATTATGTGAAAGCAACATAGACACAAAAAAGGGCTATAAAAATATTCTAGAGCATCACTGGATGCCTGATTTGGCCCTTATACCAATTCATCAAATCACATCTGAAGATATTAAAGAACTAATTATTGAGCGTGATTTTAAGACTGCTAAAACCCTAAACAATTGCCTCATCCCTTTGCGCGGTGTTTTTGAGTATGCATTTGAGAATAAATATATTGAAAGTAACCCACTTGAAGCAATTAAGAATAAAAAAATTCAGGTAGATATTCCCGATCCATTTAATCGTACCGAAATGAATGCACTTCTCGAATATCTAGAAAAAAATATGGTAGAGGATGAAGAGTTTTACCACTGGTATTATGAATTAGCTTTCTGGACAGGCTGCCGACCATCAGAACTGATTGCACTGCACGAGTCTGATATTGACCTTTTTAATGATACTTTCCGTGTCACAAAAAGCCGAGTACGTGGGATTGAAAAAAATGTGACCAAAACACGTGTTGCACGTGAAGTTTATCTAAATGGAAGATCAAAAAAAGCAATTGAAGAACTTTTAAAATTCAAAAGGAAAAAAAGCTTTAAAGGTAAGCATTTATTGATTTGTCCTGAAACTGGCGAACCATTCTTTAATGAAAAGCCTCCTAGAAACCGTTTAGTCGAAGCCATGAAAGCTTGCGGTATTAGACATCGTCCAGCGTATAACGCAAGGCACACCTACGCGACTATGCTTTTAATGGATGGCGTTAATCCTGTCTTCGTAGCCGATCAACTCGGTCACAGCCTTCAGATGCTCATGAAACGCTATGCTAAGTGGATTCATGGCGATAAAAATAAACTAGAAATAGCAAAACTTAAGACAGACTAA